AGAAACAACTGTACTTGGTTGCCACAAGATGCTCACTTTGAAGCATATTCAAAACTTATATTACACGAACTTGGGTATGATATTGAAAAACCCGTATACGAACAGTTCAGGGAGCGGGTGAAGGAAAGATATGGTAGGGACATTTAAGTCCTTTAGAATTGAAATAAAGGGGGTTATTTCTTATTTCTTTCCCTCCAATTAGTATAACAAATTGCTATTGTTTGTGCTCTATCATATTCCTTGTGAATTTCTTTGATACAGCGGGAAATAAACCTTCTTTGGTCTTCAGTCGGTTTTGGTTTTGGTATTGGCACGAGTGGTTTTACTAATGGTTAATTTAAGATTGTGGTTTTCAAGTAATAATTCATCAACTTTTTTACTTAAACTATCAACCTTACCATTTAGGTCAGTCAATTCCTTTTTTAAGTCCTCTATAATTGTTTGATAAATTTCAATACTTTTTTGTAAGTTGTCAAGATGTACCGTTTCAGTTTCTTTCTTACTTCTATTATATCCAACAAAGTAAGTCACAAAACCCGTGACACTACTTACTAATCCTAAAATAATTGTTTCTATCAAATCCATACTTTAATAACTTACATCGTCACTACAACAGTTAGGACCTGTAGGGTCAGCCCAACCTCTAACACCAACTGGCGGTAATCTTCTTCTACCAGGACTGATATGAATACCACCAAAATAGTTTTCTTTGGATGGGGGCATTCCGTCTGTGCTGTTCCAAGAAAAATATAATGGAAAATCAGCAGGATTATTTTTAATATAATCCATCAATCTTTGTGCGTAAAAACCCCATCTATCCTGATGAACATTTCTTAAATAAGTAAGTTGTCTTTGGTCTATAGGGTTTCCCTGTTCTGTTTGTCCAACTATAACTGACTTATTCATTATACGCATAAAGATGGTAGGTAGTGCTTCCCAAACACTTCTCCACAATAAGTAAGGTTGTATGTAATCTTGTAACAATGTATCTTCAGCGTTTGTCAGTGTGTTTGTTTGAACCGCATTTAAGATATGTTGGTAGAAGGTCGTTGAGAGTAGAGTTTGCAAGCCTATGTCCTGACTAACCTGAATGCTGCTCAAAAGCAGGGCATCATCTACATTGTCGTTAACCTGACTGAACGCTTTTAATTTGGCGGATGATACAAGTAAAACTCCCATTATTCTCCTGGTAATAAAATGTCGTTTTGAACAACAGTAATTTTATGGGGTCTTTTATCCCTTAAAAATAATATCTTTTCAAACTCTACAATAATCTGTTCCTGTAGTGGAACAATAACCGTTGCTAAAAAGTGTGCCCAACCTTCCATAATTTCATCTTTACTGCCTAATTGTCCTGGCGTCTCAATACCGACTAATTTTGGGCTGGTTATCCTATGAGATGTTAACACGACATTTCTAATCTGTTCATCTAATACAGAATAAAAAGTATCACTATTATTTATTCCAATGGGGGTTATTGTTGGCTCGTGTTCTTTATCATCACTGAAGGTCAAATAAATTGAACCAGCGTGGTTACTTCCACCATACTTGTCAACCAAATGTCTGTATATCATTTCACGCTCTTCTTCACTTGGAATACCATTATTCATAGCGATTAATACAGAACCGAAAAATCCGTTCTGTAAGTTTTGTAGGTGAAAGTTTTTGATGTTAATATCAATTTCACAAGAAACTCTGGCACCAATCCAATCGTTAATAGGATAGTAAGTTTGAGCGGGTTGGTAATTTTTGTAATACCAAACTTGTGATGGTTCTTCAGCGTTAAGATTAAAGGCTGGTAAAATCCTTGGCTTGTATAATCTAATGTTACTCCAATCAGTACAATAATAAAAATCTTTTACAAGGTCAAAAATGTCTGTCTTACCACTTCTAATTTTGGTAAAGTCAATGTGGTAAAATTCACTAATACCTTCCCTGTCTTGTCTTAATACGGTATTCAATGAAAATCCATTGTGTAATACCAAATCCATAGCGGCTTTGTTGTATACTTCTCTTAAGGTTTGACTTGAATTAGCCATCACCAAATTAGCATCAACACCGTCAACCAAAAGTTGTTTTCCCCATACCGCATCTCTTTTAGCGTTTATACAGGCTCTGTTGATACTTGAATAATTGTATAATTGAACACTATGTTGAGGCCATAAGTTATCCCCACCAAAAAATACCCAATCTCTACTTTTAATTATTTCTTCAAAAGTAGGTAATTGAACTGTCTCAAATTGGAAACTTTTTATTTCTGTACTCATCTATTTCTAAATATTATTTCTTTGACTTTTACACTTAACAAAAAGCACTAATTAACGCATATACCTGAACCCTACCGTCATAATCTGCTATCATACCAAGCCAAGGGTTACCACCACCACATCCCTGAAATGCGTAGTTTCCAAACAAGTTTGTTGAATTACCACCTGAAGGACTATCAAAGAAAACGAGATTGTTATCAAAGCAACTGTCATTACCATAAAGGGTTACAACAGACCTATTTGTTCCACTGAAGGCCTCACAATAACTGTCTGGTGAAACATAACCTGTCCAAGAGTATGGATGGTTAGCAGGTGATGAAGGAGTTGGTGAAGGCGACGGAACACAACCACCAGCAAATCCACCACCCTGTGGTTTACTGTCATATATTCTCCAAATACCAGGGTTACTTGAAGGTGGGCTCATATAATTCATATAGAAACCATCAGTCACATATTCAGTCAAACCTGAATTAGCGTAAACAAATTGACTTGTTGTAAGACAAGCCCAACAGGTCAGTGGAGCACAACCCCCACAGTTACCTAAATCTTGTGCGTATATTGTAACAGATGTTCCACTATTACAAGCCAAATACTGACTTTGACCTGAAAAAACATTGAAAGTAAGTAATGAAACTGGTGTGGTAGGTGAAGGTGTTGGTGTATGTGTTGGGGTGCTTGTCAAGGTTGTTGTTGGTGTTGTTGTTGGTGTGTGGCTTGGAGTGGTTGTGGGTGTACTTGTTATTGTCGGGGTTATAGAAGGCGTGGGGGTTGGTGAAGGGGTTACTGATGGGGTTACAAACAAACGCTCTTCAGGGTCACTTAAGAAGATATAGTTTTCATTAATTTCATTGTCACTGATAAAAGTATCAGGGTAAAAACTACCGACTGTTTGACCCGAAACAAATGCTCTACCCTCTTCTAATTTACTCGTAGCATATTGGGGATTTGTCGTTGCTGAACTAACCATTTCATAAATTGAATAATAGTATTGTCCCTCGTATTCAAAAGTTTCTTGTGGTGGTGTTTGACCCGATAGTGGGGTGGCTGTTTCCACAAAGGTGAACTGGTCATACCTGTCTGTATTTGTGGAAGTATTTTGTGGATAAAACCTTACAAAGGTATTAGACAAAATATTTTGAAATGAAAATAAATAAAAGGGGTTAGCAAGCGTTTTGTGTTGTGAAACACTCACAACCATATTATTGGTTTGTCCCCTCTTAATGTATAACATTTGATTTTAGATATAAGCAGGGTTAAAAACAAAACCAATAGTAGGGGCACCGCTTGTCGCTATAGTTCCATTAAAACTTGCCGCACTATATGAACTTGGAAGTGGTCCTGATATTCCCTGAAAATACACATTACCTTGTGATAAAGATGTTGGTCCTTTGATACTGTTCAAATAACCATTGTTTGTAGTATCTAAAGCCCAACCAGCAAAAATAGCACTTAAAAAACCAATTTGAGAGGTACCAGTGTTTCTAAATCTAACTGTAGGGGTTACAAGTGTTGGGTTTGTTATTACATACATCACATAGTAAATTCCACCTTCCTCTAAAGTTACATTTGATGGTAAAACCTTTTTTTGAAATGTTGCGTTAAGTTCACTACCACTCAATGTCCAAGAAATAAGTTGGTCTTTTGGAACTAAACCGTATGGACTATAATCAGTTGTATAAAGACCCATTTCAATAACATCATTTGTTGATGTTGTTGTTCCTATGGTATATGAAAATGCGGAATAAGATATATCCCCTCTGTCATAGTAAAACATACCGAAAGTTAAATTATGTGAACCAGCAGGAAAAGCAGTTCCACCACCACTAGTAATAGTTCCCGTTCCATAACCCATAGTATATTGAGTATCCTGTTTCTTGAAAGGAAGTAGTGAAGAACCACCGATGTAGTCCTGTTTTATTTTTAGACCAGTATCTCCCCCTAATCCATCTTCAACGGATTGAAGGGTGCTGGTTATACCCGTTGTTGATGTTGAAAGTTTCAACAAAGAAGGATATGTGTTGTTAATTTGTGTGGATGTTAATGAAGACATTGTTATGTTTTTTTTATTTAGATATTATTTAAGGAAGAACTGGTCAAAATGACTTTCAGGTCTTGGT